AAAACCCAAGTTATAGTATTAAAAACCAAAACTATTTAATCATACTAAATGGTTATTATGATTAAACCCAAAAAACATATATTATAAAATTATTAAAACCCAAGTTATAGTATTAAAAACCAACCCACACGGATTAATTATTAAAAGTATTGTACAATTCAAACTTGTTTTGATTATATTCGTCTATGGTATTTAATATTTTTTCACTATTTTGCGTGTTATTCTTGGAATAATTATTAATAGCATATATTACATATAATATAAACATACAAATCAATCCAAACAATATCCAATTAAATACAGAAGAATAATAAGCAATTCTATTATTTTTACATTTTTGTAATGATTTTTGTAAATTATACATTATTTGTGGTTCAACCAAATTATTATCCATATATTCATAATTCATTCTATTTATTTAATAATTATTTTTTATATATTTAATTATTATTTTTTTTATCACATTTATGCGTAATTTTATTCCTACGATGTCCATTTGGACACCGACCATATTTAACCTTGACACTTTTACTTTTATTTAATAACATACTTTTTCTATCACATTTTCCTGTGGTTTTATTACGATTTGAACCATTTGGACATCTTTTACGTTTAACTGTTTTGTTTAATATTTTTTTAGCTGATGCTGATTTATTAGCTGATGCTGATTTATTAGCTAATGCTGATTTATTAACCGAAGGTGATTTATTTACAAAAGATTTAATTATATTGTTGTTATATATTTTGTTTGTTTGTGCTGATAATGCTGTTTTGGGTGTAGATTTTAATAATGGATTAATATGTAGATTAATTAGATTTTCCATTTTTCCTAAGTAGTCGCTTACAGAATTATGGTCCCAAATATTTTTCCCAGGTTTAGATATTTCAATCACTTCTTTAAAAAAATTGTCATTTATCCCAGATGGTTTGACATAATTAGCAAAATTAGTAAATACACGTTTAATTCCATACAAATCAAATATACTATATAATTTATTCACATAATCAAGCCACGATGTATGTAACGGTAATTGTTTATTATTTAAATTAGATTTATATTCATAAATTGATTTATTACCATAATATCCGTCGGGATAATTAAACCATTCTTGTGCTTCGCGTTGATTGTTTTTTTTACCCAAAGTAATTAATTTATTAATACACGACATTTTTCCCAAATCTATGAATTTAAATTCATGATTTTTAATATTATACACAATATTAGATAATTTAATATCATGATGAACTATATTTTTTTTAACAAAAAATTCAATTCCTTTTATTAATTGTAACGAATTTTTCCAAAATATTAATTTTTCATAATTTGATATGGTTGGTAATATATTTGTCATGAAAGCGTGTAAATCAATACCAGCCATATTTTGAATTAATAAAGCTAATTTAACATTTTTTTTGCTAAAATTATTATTAGTACATAATGTAATAGCATCCTTTATTTGATTTTTATCAGGTTTGTCGCATAATATAGGTGGTTCAGAAACATATTTATATATATTGGTAATATGTTTGATATTACCATATTCTTTTAATTCATCCTTGGCATTTTTCAATGTCATTAATTTAGATATTTTATCAGTATAATCAATGTTGATATTTTTGTTATTACACGTAATAGACGGTTTTAATACACAACCAAATGTCCCTTCGCCCAATACATTACGTTTTGATGTCATATTTAGTAATATATATATATAACATTAAAAAATTAAAATAAAATACAAATAATTAATAATTATTAATTAAATAATTATTAATTAAATAATTATTAAAAAAATGATATGTATTTGTTTGAATAATTAATAGTTTTATATGTTGTGATTGTATTAATATTGTAACAAATGTATGATAATGATAATAATAATGTGAATAAATATGTAAATAAAACCGTTATTTCAAGTTATAAACATTTTATAATAAATAAACAAGTTAATAAATATATGGACGTTTTAAAATCAGAAATATATGACAAAATTAAAAATATTAATATAGATATTAATATTAATGGATGTGGTATAAAATACAAATTATTAGTACAATTTATAGATAACTTACCTCTTGTAAAATCTGAAAATAATGAAATTAATAATCTAATTCATAAGTATATTAACGATTATAAAATATATGTAATGAATACCTATTTAAATGAATCCATTATAAATTGCTTATATTCCGTGGGAAGTTATTTACCTTTTGCTATATATAAAAATAATCCTATATTAAAAAATCTTAACAAAAAAACCATTAGCAATTAAAACCTTTGTAAAATAACAAAATCATATAATGGTCCCCTAAACTTCATGGGAATTACCATTATATTATGTTTTTTTTAGTAAAAATAGAATGATAAAATGATATTATACCGCCATATCCGCCTTGATAGCTGGACAAGACACATAATTGAGTAATTCAAAGTCACTATATTCCAAGGCACAAATATCTTCATAATTATTCAATTCTTTTTTTATTTTAAGCAATGGTGCCATTTGTATTTGCGATTTTCTACTTATCTGTTCCTTTACCTGATTTACATGGTTTTCATAAATATGAGCATCACTAATGGAAATACTAACTTTTCCTGGATTCATACCAACACATTTTGCCAAAATACACGTTAATATAGATGCGGAAGCAATATTAAAAGGACTGCCTAAAAACATATCATTACTACGCAAAATAACTTTACAATTCAATACTTTTTTTTGTTGGTTTTCATTGTTTGAATTGTAAGAATTATGATTAGTAACCTTGAATAAATACATTAAATGACAAGGTGGTAATGCCATTTTATCTAAATCCCCCACATTCCACGCATTTAATACAATACGTCGGTCAGTTGGATTTGTTTTGAGTGTATGTATTATCTTTTCAATTTGATTAATTCCACCCTTTCCAGTTCTAAAATCACCGCCCCAATTTATCCATTGATGTCCATAACCAGGTCCTAATTCCCCTGCTTCATAAGGTAATTTTAGTTTAGCAAGAGTTTCCGCCGAAGTATTGCCATCCCAGAAATGTACGCCTTGCTCAGAAAGCCATTTAGTATTAGTTAAACCTTTTAAAAACCATAACAATTCAAGTATAATTCCTTTGGTATATATTTTTTTGGTAGTTAAAATGGGAACTTGGTATAAATTGGGACCCCTGTAATTTACCTCAAAAGATAAATTAACATCAAATACAGAAATGCAGTTGGTACCAGTTCTGCTGGGAATATTCTCTCCATTATCTAAAATGTGCTGTAATGAGTGTAAGTATTCGCGTTCTCCCATAATTACAAGCTTAATATATAATTAATATAAAATATATGTTTATATTAATTTATAATTTATAAATATTTAGTATATAATGGTAAATTTAGTATTAATAACATCTGTAATTAAACCACCAAACAAACGTTTGTCCTATTCGCCAATTAGGTCTATATTCTCTAATGAAGAAAGATTTCAACAGACAATAAACACTATTTTATCAATTAAACAACAAATACCGAATAATGTAATAATAATAGTAGAATGTAGCGATTTAAATAAAAACGAAAATGATTATTTAAAAAATAATTGTGATTATGTACTTAATTTGTGGAATAATAAAAATATACATCCTAACATTTTCAATGTGTCAAAATCATTAGGAGAAGGTACAATGACAATAGAAGCACTAACATATATAAAAACATTAAATATAAAAGCTGATGTTATGTACAAAATATCAGGTAGATATTGGTTAAATGAAAAATTTAAGTTATATAATGAACCAAATGTGTTCAAACTAATAAACAACAATGCTAATAATGCGTACACAGTATTATATAAATTAGATATTAATTTATTGGATGATTTAAAATTATTTTTAATTAAAAATGAAAAAAATATGAATGAATGTATTGGTTTTGAAGTTTTGATTTCTAATTTTATAAAAAATATAAAAAATATAAAAATCGTGGATAATATGGGTATAAGTGGGTTAGTAACTATTAATGGTAATTTTCACAGTGGATAGTACTACATTTAAATTAAATTTATTATTAAAATAAAATAAAAATAATATGAATATATATATATATGTGTGATTTTGGATTTATAATTTCAACCAGTTGTAGAACTAATATACATTATAACCAATTAAAAAGGTGTGTAGAATCCATAAAATTGTTCCACCCAAATAACAATATTATAATTATAAATGAAACAAATTTGTCTAATAAATATAAAAATAATGTAATTGAATATGGCAATAAATATAAAAATGTTACTGTTATAAATAGCATAGTGGATGGCTCAGCAGATCAACAGGTGTGTAAAATATTATTAGGCACTGATTTATTTTCAACAGCTGTATATATGCAAGATAGTATGTGTTTAAATAAAAAACTTATAAATGTAGAAAATATTGATTTGCAGTTTATATGGCATTTTACTAATCACAGGATACATTGGGACATGATTAAAGAACCAAAGTCCTCATATAATAATATTAATAATATAAATACACACACTGATTTAATAAAGCATAATGTATTAAGGGATTATAATGATGACCCTAATTTTATAAATTATGTAATTCATAAGTTAAATAATAAAAACGAATGGTGTGGATGTTTTGGTTCCGCATGTATATTGAGCAAAAACGCACTAATAACTATGAATAATAAAGTAAACTTTGTTGATAAATTAGTACAATCAATTACAAATAGAGATAGACGTGCCAATGAAAGTATATTTGCATTGATTTGTCATTATAGTTTTCCAAATAAAAATTTTGAATTGTCGTACGATGGATTATATTATGATGGATATAGTCATGGTAAAAATAGTATGAATAATAAAAATACTGAATTTGATAATTTAAAATGGTGTTGCGTTCGCGAATATTTTTCAAAAATTGCTTTTAATAGGCAATAATGGTTAAATAATCTTTTATTTAATTAAATTATATATTTTATCTTCTATTATATTTTTAATATAATTATTGTTGTAATCTAAATGTATTCCATCTATGGTGTAAATATTATTTATGTAATCATTTTTATTAATTATATCATAAATATTTAAAAACAATATATTTTGTGTTTTACATTCTTGTTCCAATTGGGCATTCATTATATGAGTGTAAGATATTCGTTCTAAATTGCTTCCATATAAATTAATATTTTGTACAGTTAATGGTACTGGATATACACACGATATTATAGGAATTATATTATATGTAATTTTTATGTGCAATACTTTGTCAATATAATTTTTAACCAGTTTATTTATTTCTATAATTGGTTCTTTTTCATGATATTTATATATATTTTTTTGCACGTCATTATATCCATAATAAAAAATGACAATATCATTTGATTTAATGTTGTATTTTTCGTGACCATTTCCTAATATAGTGCCAAGATTAAATAAATCTATATTATTTGAAATTAAAGTGTGCATAGTAACCAGGTGACCCCAATGTTCATATATTTTAATTGAATTGTGATGAAAAATAGAATGACTATCTCCAATAGCATAAATTTGTACATTATTTTTTAAATTAGAATTTGTAATTAAATTATTATTTCCATGTTTTAAATAATGTTCGTTAATAAATTCAGGTGTCATAATATATATATAAATATTATAAATATTAATTGCGATTAATTTAATTTTACCAATATAAACATATATATATATATTATATAAATGTCAATTTGTACAAAACATATAGTATGTTCGCATTTATTGAATGATAAATTTAATGAATTTAAAATTAAATCATTATTTTACATAAATCCCCACCATATCTTTAATATAGAAGATAATATACACTATAACACATTAAAAACGAAAAATTATGATATATATGAATCATATATTACAAATTCTAATCAAAAAGAACATTCTGTTTTAAAATTTAAAGAACTAATTGACAATTTTGACATTAGTAAAATGAAGCCGATACAATTAAAATTCAATTATGATATTAAAAAATATGTAATTTTAGACGGTGTACATAGATTATCTATATTAATTTATAAAAAAATATTAACAAATGAAATACCAATACAATATTTAGATATCATTTATGATGAAAATAGTATAAATGCTATTAAACAAAAATTGCACTTTACTACAAATCAACATAATTACAACCATTGGCATAATAGAACTGAATATGGATATCATAGTTATAATATAAATAATATAAACATAGTGGGACAACGAGTTCCTAAAATTAGATTGAGTCATATGAAAAAAATAGTTGATTTTAAGAATAAAACAATTATAGATTTTGGATGTAATTCAGGTTCAATGTTGTTTCATATGCCTGAAATAAAAAAAGGTTATGGATTAGATTATAGTAAATCGTGTATAATGGCGGCAAATTTTATAAAAAACATACTAAATTATAATAATACTTTGAATTTTTATGTTCAAGATTTAAATGAATTTAAATTTAATGATTTTTTAAACAAAATAAATGAAACCAAAGTTGACATAATTTTGTTATTATCACTAGGTTCTTGGGTAAAAAATTGGGAAATATTATACACTGAATCTTTTAATAATTCCGAATCAATAATATTAGAAACAAACAATGATATTGAAGGTGCCCCTCAATTGTTATTATTTAATAAAATGGGTGCTAAAATAACAAGAATATCTAATAATTCAAGTGATGATACAACTGGAAATATGGGGCGAAAAACATATTTAATTACTAAATAAAAATGAATATTTAATATATTATGAAAAAAATAATTAATAATGCTGTCCATCACCATGACTTGCGTCATAGTAAAAGCAAGATTTATCAATATAAACACTATCCGTGTGTTTTAATGCTCTTAACCAACAATTATAATCTTCACCAGGTGGTTTTATTTCTTTAAAATTATTTATTTGGTCTAATATATCCTTTTCTATTATAACTGAACTACAAATCATACAATTATGTATATTTAAAAATTTATAAGTCCATATATCTGGAAATCCATTTAATAATAAACTACTATTTTTACTTGAGTAAATTTTTTGTAAAATGTTGTAATAATGCTCTTTGTTATATAATTTATATTTTTTTGTACAATCATACATACCAGTTCCAATTAATCCGTCTGTCGAAGACATTTTACAACCTGTATCATACATAGCTTTTATTTGTAATAATAATTTATTATTAAACCAAATATCATCATCATCACAAAAGGCAATATATTTTCCCGTGGCAATATTAATACCTTGATTTCTTACATAACCAGCACAAACATAACCAAATATATCCTTACTATTTTTTTTTAAATGTAATATTTTAATATTATTTTCTTCCCAATTATAATTATAATAATTATCTTGTGTTGAACAATCATTTATCACTATAATTTCAATATTTTTATAAGTTTGTTGTTTAATTGAATTTATTGTGTTTAATAAATAAGCATGTCTATTATATGATGGTATTATAATACTTACTTTATTTTTTAAGTAATTTAAATCCAAGTTTTGATATTTTAATTCTAAACTATTATGAACTTTCAAATCAATTGCAGTTGAAATATTTTTAAATTTATACAAATCAATATATTTGTAATATAATATGCTTAATATTGATTGGTCTTGTCTATGGTTTGACCTATTAGAACCAGTAGGTGATATATATTCTTTTTTAAGTGCTAATGTTTTCCATTCTAACATTAATTCTTTACACCATTTAATATTGTAATTTATACCAAAAACACCAGCAGCTCTATTATTATTATTCACATATTTTTCACCATTCATTAATTTTATTACAGACGGATAAGTCCATTTTTGTATGTTTCCGTCCGATATAGGGGTATATATACAATGTTTAGTTAAAATATCAATTATATTATCAAATGATGTGTATAATGTGCGAGTATCCATCCAATAAACTAAATTATTGTATTTTTCACAAACTTCGTGAATAATAATTGGTTTCCAAGCATAGGTACAATTAAATCCATTGTATAATTTTAATGATACATGCTCTGGATATATTGAAAAATCAAAATTGTTAATAATAATATCAATATATGTAGTTGTTATGTACATTAATTCTTCCGTATTTAATCCTAAATCATAAAATACTATATTTATGTTTTCATTTTGTTTAATAATATTACTAATATTATCTATTAATTGTATTGTATGTTTAAAATACTTGGAATTACTACCCGTTACAAGTGTCAATAATTTCATTATTTAATATATATATATTTATGTATATATATATATATTAAATAATGAAAATTTATGTTATTGATAAAAATTTACATTTTAAAAATAAAATATTTATATTTAATTTCATAAAAATAAATCATACACTTGTTAATTCAATAGAAGAGGCTGATGTTATTTATTCTCCTGCAACAATTATTAATATAGAATTATATCCTACTAAAATATTTATTTTTGGACCTCATTTTTCGGTATTTCCAAATTCAATAGTGAGAAATATAAATAATAAATTAAATAATGGAATATATATTCAGCCATCGCAACCATCAGTAAATACTTGGCAACAAGAGTTTTCATTTAATTCTCTCCCAATGAAAGCAATTCCGTTTGGTGTTGATACAAATAAATTTAATTGTAATAGCAATGTCATAAAAAATAATATAATAGTGTATTATAAAAGTCGTGACCCAAATGAATTAAAACAATTAGAACTATTTTTAAAAAATAAACAAATTAACTACAAAATATTTAGTTATCAAAAAAAATATGCGGAAGCCACTTTTTTGGAATATATACAAACATGTAAATATGGAATAGTTCTTGGGTGTCATGAAAGTCAGGGGTTTGCTATTGAAGAAATGTTATCTTGTAATGTTCCACTCTTAGTATGGGGAGTTACACATAGAAAACAAGAATATCCATATATATCAGAATATAAAACGGTAACCTCAATAGTATCAACAGTTCCTTATTGGGATGATACTTGTGGTGAATTGTTTTTTAATTATGACGAATTAGAACCATACTTTAATATTTTTATTAATAAATTAAAAAATAACCAATATAATCCACGGACTTTTATTTTAAATAATTTATCAATGTCAAAATGTTACGAACATTGGAATAATTTATTAAATGGATTAATTAATAATTAATATTTGTTTAATTACGTATCAATACAAATATAATTATATTGCACATAAATATATATATATATATGAATAAAATAGCATTTATTACAGGAATTACGGGACAAGATGGTTCATATTTAGCAGAGCTTTTATTAGAAAAAAAATATATTGTTCATGGATTAATCAGAAGATCTTCTAATATAAATACGCAAAGAATAGAACATATATTTAATAATAAAAATTTATTTTTAAATTATGGAGATGTAACAGATGGAACTTGTTTAACAAATATTTTAAATAATTTAAAACAAAGTTATCCAAACATGGAATTATTAGAAGTATATAATTTAGCAGCTCAAAGTCATGTAAAAATATCATTTGAAATTCCTGAGTATACTGCTTGTACGGATGCGTTTGGAACATTAAAATTATTGGAAGCAATAAGATGTTGTAAAATGGAAAAAAAAGTGAAATTTTATCAAGCATCAACGAGCGAGTTGTATGGATTAGTACAAGAAATTCCTCAAACAGAAACTACTCCATTTTACCCTAGATCGCCATATGGAGTTGCAAAGTTATATTCTTTTTGGATTGTTAAAAATTACAGAGAATCTTATAATATGTTTGCATGTAATGGAATATTATTTAACCATGAAGGTCCAAGACGTGGGCATAATTTTGTAACAAGAAAAATAACATTAGGATTAAGTAAAATATTAAAAAAAGAAGAGGACAAATTAATTATGGGAAATATTGATTCAAAAAGAGATTGGGGATGTGCAAAAGATTATGTAATTGGCATGTGGAAAATGTTACAACACCACCAACCGGATGACTATGTATTAGCAACAAATGAAACACATACTATACGAGAATTTATTGAAATAGCCTTTAAATTAAAAGGATTTCATATTATGTGGAAGGGAACCGGAGTAAATGAAATAGGATATGACAAAATAACGGGTAAAGAATTAATATTTATTGATGAAAAATATTTTAGACCAGCAGAAGTAGATTTGTTACTAGGTGATGCTACCAAAGCAAAAGAAATATTAGGTTGGGAAAGCACAACTACGTTTAAAGAATTAGTAGAGGAAATGGTAAAAAATGATTGTGATTAATAAATAAAGTATTTGCTATTGAATAATAACAATACATATATAATAATAACAATACATATTATTATTAAATATTTTGTAATTAACCTTTAAATTAATAACTTTCATTTAAATATTTAAATAGTTGTAAATTTAAAATTATTTAAAAAAAATTATATTTTGGTATTTTCCATTACCTTTTAAATAGTCAGTTTATTATTTTTATATAGTTTGTGTCAAAACAAAGTGTATATTAATTATGTTATTTTTTATATCATTTGAAACATATTATTCTTAAACTTTTCATAGCTATGTACTGTTTCTGTATATTTTTTAGTATTTAATATTACTTCATTAATCAACTTTACATCACTTAATATATGTTTTAATTCTTTTTCAATTTTTGTTGTATCTAACTGCGTTTGACCAATTATAGTAAATGGATTTTCTGGTTTATCATCTCGCTTAACAGTACAACTTAACAACCATCCATTTTTATTATGATGTATAATTTCATTATGTGGTGCTGCATCCAAAGTAATAACAGGAGTATTCATAAAACAAGATTCGTAAAACCCTAATCCTAATCCCTCATGTTTAGATAATTGTATAGAAAGATGATTATCATTGTATTTATTTAAAATATCAGCATAAGATAGATGACCCATTGATACATTAATAAAAGGTTTGTCAAATAATACTTGATTATTATTGCTTTTAAAATTACCTTGAATCACAATATTTAACTTAAAATTAGTAATTCCCTGCTTATAAATATTATCAAACATATTTATAATTACATCTGTTCTTTTTCTAAAAAGCCCATTTAATCCACTTAAATGTAAAATTTGTATTTTATCTTCTGCTCCAATCTGTTTATCCATGTTAATTTTGTCTATGTTTATAGTATCGGTTATGTCATAATGAAATCCAAGTAATTCTGTATTTTGTAAATTGTATTTTTTTGTTAATAAATTAAACGTCATTTGGTTATTCACCAATACCTTTTCAAATATGTCAAATTTGTTAAGCTCTACATCTTGTATAATTTCTACATTTGGAATAGCATATGTTTTCACTCCAAACTGTTGTTTTAAGTAAATAGCTATATCAAATACTTCTTGGTATTGCACTTCCGGAATAATCATTTTTTTTATTTTATAATTCTTTACGAACAAATCTAACTCCAAATTAGATATGTCTAATCTTCTATTTGGCGACCTATATACATTTGTTGCTTCCCATTCAGCAGCATCATTGATTAAATTATTTACATTCGTTTTTACATATGGCTTAGTTGAAAATATATATACCTTGTAGCCCATTTTTTCCAGCAGTTTTTTATATATGCGTGATTGTATTCCAAGTCCTTGGTCACACCAAGGAGTAAATATTCCTATATTTTTATCCTTGTACTTTTCAATCTCTAAAAACTTATCTTCTATCCTCTTAATATTACATTGATGTTTACTATTCATATAATAAGCATACTGACACTCTACTATGTGATTATAATATTCTTCATTTTCCAATAATTTTTGAATATAATAATTATAATTATCTACTTTATTTTCAGCAACACATAATAAATTGGAATCTTGGATACACCCTAAATTTCCACAATTTGAAAATATTACTGGTATTTTATTCATAAATGCCTCATAAACTACTCTACAAAAGGTCTCATCTAATTGAGTTGGGCAAAGCAATATTTTTGTTTTATTATATACATCCTTAATATTATTAATTCTATCATAATGCATCACATTATTCTCATTATTTGCTATGTTCATTGCGTGTTGAATAGCCTCAGGTCCTCCATTTTCATCTTCAGTTTTAATAGCTAAAAACGATTGTTCAGGATTAAGTAATATTAATTCTGAAAATAATACACCACCTTTTAACGTATGTGCATCCAACAATGAAATATATTGCGAATAAAAACTATTAATTGTATCATCCTTTTTACACCGATTGTTATGTGATAACGTGGGAAACACATGCTCTTCTGAAATAGTCATATTATATTTGGTTTCAATTGTGTTTTTTACAAATTTTGATGCAAAATAATAATAATCAATATTTTCAGTTATATATTTAAAATTATCATTCATTTTATGTTTATCTAAATTGCCCATTATATTTAGCAATCCATAATTCCAATCAATATTTAAAGCCTCTTCCCAAAAACACCAAGTTGTTATTGTAGGAATATTAAATCGGTTTCCTAAATCACACAATAGTTTGTGTCCAGCACCTTGACTAAACAAATAATTTATATGATACTTTTTAATTTCACTACTAAAATAATCATAATTTGATAAATCTGTTATTTTTCGGGGACAATTGATTTGAATATAGGTGTCCTTATTCACTACTTTATATTGTCCATGCATAGTTTTTCCCCAATCGTGCAATGTAAACCAATATACTTCGTAATTTTTACCGTGAAAATAATTAGCTACATCATGCAAAAATTCTTCCCCACCACCCCCTGGATATGTTGATTCTGAAAATAAGGCAATGTTTTTAGTTTTCAAGTATTTAGCAACATGCTTATCCATATAACTCGTAGGACTAAAATTTGTTAATCTATTTTCTAAATCAATGGCATATTGTTTGGATAATTCGCCACCATTAAACCAATGTATGCCTACATTATTAGCGGGTAACATATTATCATATTTTAATACAAATTCATCCAATTGATTACATTGCCACGGCAAATAATAAGAATTGTCTAAAATGGTTATATTACTATCTATATTGCGAGCATTTGTTTTTGTAAATAAATCATTGAACATTGATGCTCCAATACATTGATATTTAGTTTTATCATAATATTCATTGCATTTATCTAAAATATAATTAAATATTTTAGAATCTGGTTTGGATAAAAATAATCCAATTGGGTGATATTTAAAAGCATCTTTTTTTGTTTCATAATTATGGTATCCAGTGCAATAAAATAATACTGTATTTGATTTGAAATTCATATGTTTTTCAATACTATTTGTGTACATTATGTCAAAATCACTCCATAACCCACCATGTGTTTTTAAAATATAATATCTAAAATAATCACTGCGAATTACTTCGGATGCATCTTTAAGAAAATCAACATTGGGCAATTCTTCTATATGTATTGTTTTAATTTTTACATTATCAATATTGCGTAATTTAGAAAAATAACATTTACCAGTATATACCAGTTTTTGTTCTCCACTTGTCCAGCTTATATGTTTATTTCTGGTATTTGGTACATATACAACTATTTTCCAATGTGGATTGTATTTATTAAATGATAATACAGTTAAATAATTTAAATATGCTAATGGAGAACCATCCCAATAAAGAAACATTAATTTTGGATATGCAAAGTTGTTACTTGCATGATATTGTTTGGTATTTATATAGTTGTTTAATTCTTGATTAAATATTTGTTCATTAGTTATAAAATTATCATCATTAACTATATTTTGTTGTTCTAAATTATCATTATTATATATTATATATTTATTATCATTGCATATAACAGGTAGTTTAATATTATGCTCAATAGTCATTATCAAATCGTATAAAGCTATTTTAAAATTTGTTATGTTGCAATTAAATCCAGATATTAAATCTAATTTATATTTTGAAATTATAAAACAAAATAAATTATCTGTTTGCTCATTATTTAAGTTTTTCAAGTCAATATTAACCATATTTGTTGTACTTGAATTGTTGTCCAATTTAAATCCATGACTTATAAAAGTATTGCAATTAACTAAGGCATCATAAATAATATCTGCTGAATGGATGCAATTATTTGATTGTATTATAATTAATTCGCCAGATGCCTTGCGTATGCCCATATTAATTAACATTGATTGATTATTTGTGTTGTTCAATACAAAATGTATGGGAAATTTATATTTATTAATTGAATTAATAGAGTCATTTATATCATTAGTAGATGCAATGATTAATTCTATATTGTATTTTTTAGCATATAAATTATTAATATTATCTATGGTTTGTAGCAAGTTAGTACAATTATGTACATAATTGTTTATAATAATTGATATTTTTTTGTTTTTTTTTTCTACATTAACAATCTTTTCAACTTCAACTTCTACAATCTTTTCAACCTCTACAATCTTTTCAACTTCTACAATCTTTTCAACTTCTACAATCTTTTCAACTTCTACATTAACAATCTTTTCAACTTCAACTTCTACAATCTTTTCAACTTCTACATTAACAATCTTTTCAACTT